TTCGATATCCCTTATATCTGCAACCGCATCAACAACCTATTTGGTGAAGAGTTCATGCACAAGCTATCACCTTGGAATAATGTGTTTGCCAGAGAAGTCTATCAGATGGGACGCAAGCATCAGGTCTACACTATACAGGGTGTATCGGCACTAGACTTCTATGACCTATACCGCAAGTTTACATACACGAACCAAGAGCGATACACGCTGGACCACATTGCATTTGTGGAACTGGGTGAGCGGAAGGATGGGAACCCCTTTGAGACATTCAAAGAGTGGTATCAGAAAGACTATCAATCATTCATTGAATACAATATTACCGATGTGGAGTTGGTTGACAAACTAGAGGACAAGATGCGACTCATTGAGTTGTGTCTGACTATGGCCTATGACGGCAAGGTAAACTATATGGATGTTCTGGGTCAAGTGCGTTACTGGGACAATGTGATATACAATCACCTTCGCAAGAAGAAGAAGGTGATACCCCAAAAGAAAGAACATAAGAAGAGTGAGAAGTTTGAGGGTGCATATGTGAAAGACCCTCAAGTGGGTATGCACAAGTGGGTCATGTCATTTGACTTGAACTCGCTATATCCACACCTTATCATGCAGTATAATATCTCACCAGAAACTCTAGTGCCCGGCTGTGAGATGAAAGAGGGTATGGTAGATAAAATCCTTGATGGTAAAGTTAAAAGTCATAAAGACTATTGTATGACCCCCAATGGTGCATTTTTCCGTAAGGATGTTAAAGGATTTCTGCCGGAGATAATGGAGAAAGTATACAATGATCGTGTCAAGTATAAAAAACTTATGCTCGAAGCTAAACAAGATTATGAAAATACTCGTAACCCCGCTCTACTCAAGCGTATATCTCGCTACGAAAACATCCAAATGGCAAAGAAGATTTCTCTTAATTCCGCTTACGGTGCAATTGGTAATAATTGGTTTCGCTATTTCGATCTTATGGTTGCTACAGCAATTACAAGCAGCGGTCAGTTATCTATACGATGGATTGAAAAGGCTATCAATATACATCTTAACAAAATTCTTAAAACTGACAAGGTTGACTATGTTATTGCAAGTGATACAGACTCGATATATGTTGCGCTTGACCTTCTGGTTAGGAAAGTGTTTAAATCGGGAGGAACAGATGAGGAAATCGTCAATTTCTTGGACCGTCTTGCAGAAGAGAAGTTGGAACCTTTTATTAGCAAAAGTTATCAAGCTCTTGCTGAGAGTATGAATGCATATGACCAGAAGATGTTCATGGCTAGAGAAGCAATCGCAGATACGGGTATCTGGACTGCCAAGAAACGGTATATCCTCAATGTGCATGATATGGAAGGTGTGCGGTTCAAAGAACCACAACTAAAGATTATGGGTATCGAAGCAGTCAAGTCAAGCACCCCTGCACCATGTCGAGAGAAGATTAAGGAAGCTCTCAAGATAATGATGAGTGGTGATGAAAAGACACTGAACAAGTTCATACAGGAGTTTCGAGAAGAGTTCATGAAGCTACCACCAGAGGATATTGCGTATCCAAGAAGTTGTAACGGTGTTGAAAAGTTTCGTGGTGAGTCTCAGTTATTTGCAAAGGGCGCTCCCATCCATGTCAAGGGGGCAATCCTATACAATCACCTTATCAACAAGCAGAAGTTAGATAACAAGTATCCGTTGATACAAGAGGGTGATAAGATAAGGTTTCTACATCTTCGACAACCTAATCTATTTCAATCTTCTGCATTTTCTTTTATAACAGAGGTGCCAAAGGAACTTGACATTGTGGACAAAATAGACTACGATGAACAATACAGCAAGTCATTTGTGGAACCGCTCAAGGTTATCACAGAGAAGATGGATTGGTTGATAGATTCGAGTTATGGCGCACAAGGCACACTAGAGGATTTCTTTTAATGCGGGCATCGTATAATGATATTACCTCAGATTTCCAATCTGATGATGGGGGTTTGATTCCCTCTGCCCGCTCCAAAGGTTTAAAATGATACTCAATAAGCAAGACGCACTATACGCTGCAACTAAACTCATGAAATATTTTGAGGACTTCAATCGTATTGATGATTATTTTCGGTCAAGAAAGATTGATCGTGTAAAAGATATTCCTATACCTTTGCCTGGCATGGGTCTAGAGGATGACCTATTTCAAGAGTTTGATATGCACCCAGAGGATATGGATTTCTCTATAGTACAGGTTACGAATGAAATATACAATACACTATTGGAGATGACTGCTTCATTTAGTCCAGATGAAAGTCCAGGCAAGACTGTTAAGTATGTTGTCAAAGAAACTAACACAGACAAGATTGTGGGGTTTATTCGTTTTGGCTCTCCATTAGTGAACTCTAAACCACGCAACGATTATCTTGGTGAAGTTCCAGACTTAAATCTTCTGAACAAACATGCTATATGCGGATTTCATATAGTGCCTGTACAGCCGTTTGGTTTCAACTATAATGGTGGTAAACTGATGGCTGCTATATGTTGTTCGTCTGATGTTCGCAGGATGCTAAATAAGAAATATGACACAGAGTTCTGTTTATTTGAGACGACCTCGCTTTATGGATCAGTGAAGACTGCAAATGGTGGTGCCTCGATGTATGATGGCTGTCGCCCATACATTCGGTATCGTGGAAACACACAATCCAAGTTTCTGCTGACCTTGGGTGAGTCCATATATCCAGAACTGAATGCGTGGTTCACAGAAAGAAATGATGGTGTAGCTTTAGTTCCTGCTAAGACAGATAAGGGTATACCTACTGCAAGTAGAAAACTTAAAATTCAATCCAAGATGGTTGGTATCGTAAAGGCGTCCTTGAAGGAGATTGATGCAAAGGCTTACAAGATATTTGTTGACAAGATGAATACAGCAGGAGAGGTCACAACTGAAAAAAGATTTTTCATGGGAGAATATGGGTTCTCTAATGTAAAAAATGTTCTGCTTGGTAAAGAAAAGGTATTGACAAAAGCAGAAAACTATGATAGATTTGAACTTGAGAATGTCATTAAGTGGTGGAAGAAGAACGCCACTAAACGATACAATAATGTGGTCGCTGATGGCCGACTTAGAAAAGAACTGGAGGTGTGGAGACAAGATACGATGAATAAAATTGATATAATAAGGTAAAAAGTACTTGACAAATACCTTATCGAATGTTACTATTAAGATACTTAAACCAGTCCGGGCGCTCCCTGTGACTTAAAACCTAGAGGTACTATAAAATGGCTCAACGTAGCAATATTGTGGAGAGTGTAATTGCTCCACCACCTTCTTCTTATGAGGGATATCTATACTCTTACACAAACCTAAACACAAATCAGATATATTTGGGTATTCACAAAGGCTCTGTTAATGATGATTACAATCATTCATCTACAAATGCAGAGTTTGCCGAAGTGTTTGCTGATTTAAACTCTCGACTAAAATTTGAAGTTCTTAATTATGGAGATTATTTAGAGATGCAACAGTTAGAAAATATGCTTTTGAAAAAGGTGGATGCGAGAAAGAATCCGTTATACTACAACAAGTCAAACGGATTCCCTGTATATAACGAACCTGACTTAGATAAGTGTCAGTCTTTTGCTGATAGACTTAGTAATGGTGAATTTAATGTAGGCAAAGAGCCTATTGGTACACATACTGCGATGGTTGCTTTACAGGTGCGGTTCAAGCACGATGCTAAGCATCAGAGGGATATCAAGGAGAAGGTTGATGACGCCGATGGTAATACTGATAAATGTTTTCCTGTGTTGGTGTGGGAAGGTCGAGGTGAAGAAGGAGAGGACTTGAGAGGTGACGGCAACCATACGGTTTGGGGTGCTTCTTCGTCCAAGCACTGTGTTGACATACCCGTAATGAGAGTTCCTTATGAGTTACATAAGGATTTCTCCAACGAGGAATTGAGAGCAATTGGTAATCTCTTGAACAAGCGTCCAGAGATTATTAAGAAGGAAATTGACCTTGAAACTGGCATCAAGCACTGCTTGGACAATTATGAGGTTGGTGTTCCTTGCGACTCCATCAGCAATATTGCTTGGCTCAAGGCGTTTGGTTTTACTGGAAGTGCGACAAGGGGAACTATAAACACCATTATTAAGAAAGCGCAGGCAGCTGCCAAAAAGTCCGACATGAAGAAGTCAGGATTGTTGTGGAAAAACTATGCTGCAAGGCCACATCATCAAGAGATGTTGGATGTGGTTGATATGTTTTCTCGTCAACCTAACACGACTTCAGTGTACATGTCATCTTTGAAGTTTTCCTCTGATCGTATCCTTGATAGACTTTTTGCTGCAAGACCCACTAAAGCATTAAAAGCAATGGGTATGGATGGAATTAACAAGATTGTTGTTGTGATACACCATTCAACTCCAGAAGCAGAGGAAAATTGGAAGCTTAATGTTCAGCCTGCATGGATGAATATTATCAACTATATCTTCAAGGATGACTTTGAGGTTAAGTTCTTTGAGATGCCGACCACTGAAAGTGATCTGTCAAAGGACATGACTGTTGAGGCTCCTTGACGATAAGAGGAAGGTGAAAACTGTTAGGGTACTGGTGTACCCTAACATCACCTATCAAAAAGACCTCTCCAAAGACAGCTACATTCAAGTCATCAAACAACAAATCTCACTATTGAACGAGATTAGAGATGACTTGTGGTTTTATGTTATATTACCAACTCGGCGGCGATCAAAGAACAATCCCAATGGATCATTTGAGACACTATTGGATTTTCCAAATGTGAAACAGTGGTACATAACCATTCCAAAATATCCCCCTGCAATGAGAAGTCATTTCAATGTGTGTAATATGCAGAAGATGCTAGACAAAGGTCTTGACTTTGATTTAGTTATGTCACATCTACCAGAGCACACTCATGCACTAGAAAATACCATGTACAATCTAACGCACCATGTGCCGCCTGTATTTGGATACTGTCACTGGTTTGACCTAAAAAATGTAGTCACATGGTCAAAAGATAGTTTTCTACAGAATGTCACAGGTTTGCTAGAGATGGATAGATGCTATCTCAACACACAACACCAGAAAGACATGGTGCTAAATCAAGCAAGGGAAACTTTCAACGATGACACGATAGACAGGTTGAATAATATTCTGGAAGTTCAACATTTGGGCGTATACAGGGAAGATATTGTATCTAACATAAACGATAAACCAGAGAAAGTAATTGTGTTCAACCACCGTCCTGACACATACAAACATTTCAATCAGTTTATCGCTGTTACAGACAAATTGTGGAAAATGAGACAAGACTTCACTGTGTGGGTGCCCTTGTTAGATGCAGGGAATCATGACGAGGAGAATAGATTTCGTGAATATGTTGACGTTAAAAAGTCCGATAACACAGTGTCAAAGAAAATGAATTATTATAATCAACTAAAAAAGTGCTACATGGGCTTCTCACCAAAACAGAAGTATGGTGGTTGGAGTGTCGCCACAACAGACGGTATGATGAATGGTGTGCCGTATATCATGTATGATGACACATACTACAAAGAACTGTATCCGCATGGTGATTTCTTTGAGAATGACCATGAAGCGTTAATGTTGCTAAACACCTATCTGGATGACCCAAAATATCGCAATGAAGAGGCGCAAAAGTCACTTGACTATATGTCATCATCTATGGTATACAAGAATGAGATCATTAAGATGAGTGAGTATATGGATGATTTACTTGCTCGACAAAAAGTGATGAGAGCGACAAAAATATTAAGCGATACTGAAACTGATAAACTAGAAAAGATAATAGAGTTCATCAAAAAGGGTGCTGCTACTAAACAACAAATCATGGATTATCTGGGATGGGGTAGAGGTATTAAATGGTCACCATATCGAC